CATTATACAGTATTTACTAAGAAAAGCAAGTATTTTCTAACCCTATCGCACCCTATCACCCCACCCCCCAAAATGCGAACGGGTCCCATCTGAGCGCTAGTGCGCTCTAACAAACACAAATAATCAGTCATTTTTTCAAAATCGCTACACAGGACACCCCCCATAAGGGGACCCAAGAGACCCCCCCCCTATACATTTTTGCCAGTATGTATATACATCGCGTATAGAGCAGACCCCCCGTCAAGGGGACCCAAAAAGATGTTGCAATTCAAAAATATATATGATAAGTTACGGCAACAATTTGCTTTTCCGCGGAAACCATGCAAAACATGAATGAATTACTGGACATAAGTCCAGAAGAACCCGATGTAATCCTGCCACCTATTGAACGCGTGGATGAGGATGAAATCTTATTTGCCAAAGACCTCACATATCGTGAGGAAGTCCGCGCACGAGCAAGAACCACATTAGAATTAATGGCACATGGCATGCAGGTAGAGTCAGATGACAAAACCGAACGCGATGCCACCGCAGTATTCACAGAAGACGAAGATTTAGAACAACATGCAGATAAGCCAGATGTAATTTTACGTCTAGAAGCGATGCTAACTGAGTACGACCACGAGGTTGTAGATGATGCAGTGCGTATGCGTAGGTTTATTATGAACAGACTCATGGAAGAATCCCAGATTGGGGCTAAATCTAGTGAAAGACTGAAGGCATTAGAGCTATTAGGTAAGATTACAGAGGTTGGCATGTTTACAGAACGCCAGCAAATCACGTTAACTACCCAGTCTACGCAAGAAATCGAGGAAGAATTAGAAAAAACCTTGACCTTATTGCTTAATCCAGACTCAAAAATGTATGAAGTACCCCCAGCTGATGCAAAACCAATTAAAGATATTAAGATAAACGTCTAATGGAATCTGAATTTAACCTAACCGACGAGCAACTGCAGGAAATACAGGCAAATATCCATAAACTTCCTGTGGGAAAACGTGGTAGAGCCTTACAATTGCTAAAAGAACTCTTGGCGCGGCGACAAAATGCAGTGGCTCACATGAATTTCTTAGACTTTGTCAAAAAGGTGTGGCCTACATGCATACTGGGTAGACATCATATTATTATGGCGGAGAAATTTGAGGCGGTAGCACGGGGCGATATTAAACGGCTAGCTATTAGCTTGCCACCACGACATACGAAATCAGAATTTGCAAGTTATTTATTACCAGCGTGGTTCTTAGGCAACTATCCGCAGAAGAAAATCATGCAGGCATCACACACGGGCGAGCTGGCGGTCAATTTTGGTCGTAAAGTTCGTAACTTAATTGACTCAGACATATATAAAGGGATATTTCGTGACATTACCTTGCAGACCGACTCTAAAGCAGCGGGTAGATGGGGCACCAATAAAGGTGGCGTGTATAACGCTCTTGGCGTTGGTGCTGGTGCTGCAGGTATGGGTGCCGATATATTTATTATTGACGACCCTCACAATGAGCAAGACATCATCAACGGAAACCTCGATGTTTTTGATAAGGCATGGGAATGGTATCAGTCAGGTCCACGTCAACGTCTACAACCAGGTGGTGGAATTATCGTGGTACACACGAGATGGTCAAAAAAAGACCTCATTGGCAAGCTACTAGACTACGCAGAGAAAAACCCAGACGCTGACCAGTGGGAGTATATTGAGTTTCCAGCAATTATTGGAGAAGGCTCAGATGAGGAAGAGTCACTGTGGCCTGAGTTCTGGTCGTTACCAGAGCTTAAGAAGATTCAGAACACGATTAGTCCACACTTGTGGAACGCCCAGTATATGCAGGCACCGACATCAGAAGGTGGCGCATTAATTAAAAAGGGCTGGTGGCAGATATGGGAGAAAGACCATCCACCGCAGTGCGAGTTTATTATTATGTCATTGGACGCGGCGCAAGAAGCGACAAACCGTTCTGACTATAATGCATTAACAACTTGGGGTGTTTTCTTTAACGAAGAAGTCAATAACTATAATATAATATTGCTAAACAGTATTAAAAAGCGTATGGAGTTTCCAGAACTTAAAGCACTCGTATTAGAAGAGTATAAGGAATGGGCACCTGATGCGTTTATGGTAGAAAAGAAATCTAACGGCGCAGCACTGTACCAAGAGTTAAGACGTATGGGGGTACCAGCAGGTGAATTTACGCCAGGTAAAGGACAAGATAAGATTAGTCGGGTAAATGCAGTAACAGATTTGTTTTCGTCTGGAATTGTGTGGGCACCTGATAAACGTTGGGCTAAAGAAGTAATTGATGAATGTAATGACTTTCCTAACGGCGAGCATGATGACTTGGTCGACTCGACTACCTTGGCGCTATTGAGATTCAGGCAGGGTGGGTTTATTAAGTTACCTAGTGATGAACCAGACGACGATGTACTATATAGATATAAGAAAAAAGCAGCATATTATTAAGGATAAAAAATGGCAATAGAGAAAAGTTTATCACAGGCCCCACAAGGACTCGACCAGCTGGACGAGATGAATCAAGAACCTTTGATGGAGATTGAGATTGAAGACCCAGAGTCAGTGCAGATTAATATTGGGGATTTGGAGATTGAGATTGACCCAGATAGCGAAGAAGATGGGTTTAACCAAAACTTAGCTGAAGTTTTAGATGACCGAGTGTTAGCTACTTTAGCTGAAGAGCTTATTGATGATTTTGAAAGCGATGTTGCTGCCCGTAAAGATTGGGTACAAACTTATGTTGACGGCTTAGAGTTACTAGGTCTTAAGATTGAAGAACGTAGCGAGCCATGGGAAGGCGCATGTGGCGTGTATCACCCACTCCTCTCAGAAGCAGTTGTTAAGTTCCAAGCAGAAACAATGATGGAAACATTCCCAGCGATGGGTCCAGTTAAGACTGAGATTGTAGGGCGCGAGACCCAAGAGAAAAAAGAAGCTGCTAAACGCGTTCAAGATGACATGAACTATCAGCTTACAGATGTGATGAAAGAATACCGCCCTGAGCATGAGCGTATGTTGTGGGGTCTAGGTTTAGCAGGTAACGCGTTTAAGAAAGTATATTTTGACCCGTCATTAGACCGTCAAGTATCTATGTATGTACCAGCTGAGGACGTAGTTGTTCCTTATGGCGCATCATCGCTAGAGCAAGCAGAACGTATTACACACGTAATGCGTAAATCAGAAAACGAAATTAAACGTTTACAACATGAAGGATTTTACCGCGATGTAGATTTAGGTGAGCCAGTCATGACGATGGATGAAGTAGAGAAGAAGATTGCCGAAAAGCTAGGCTTCCGCGCTACTACCGATGACCGCTTTAAACTATTAGAGATGCACGTTAACTTAGTATTAGAAGGCGACGAGCACACAGATGACAAGGGTAAGGAAACAGGCATTGCGCTACCTTATATTGTAACTGTAGAAAAAGGCACCTCAACTGTTCTATCAATTCGCCGTAATTGGAAACCTGATGACAAACTACACCAAAAAAGAAATCATTTCGTTCATTACGGGTATATCCCTGGCTTTGGCTTTTACTGTTTCGGCCTCATTCATCTTATCGGTGCTTTCGCTAAATCTGGTACTTCACTCATTCGCCAGCTTGTTGATGCAGGTACTCTCGCAAACTTACCAGGTGGTTTCAAAACTCGTGGGTTACGTGTTAAGGGTGATGACACTCCGATAGCCCCAGGTGAGTTCCGTGATGTAGACGTACCAAGCGGTACTATGCGTGACAACATCATGCCACTACCATATAAAGAGCCAAGCCAAGTATTGATGCAGTTGCTTACTATGATTGTAGAAGAAGGCCGTAAGTTTGCGGGTGCGGCTGATTTACAGATGTCAGATATGTCTGCTAATTCTCCAGTAGGTACAACCCTTGCAGTATTAGAACGTACATTGAAGATGATGAGTGCAATTCAAGCACGTATTCATTACTCGATGAAACAAGAGTTCCAACTACTTAAAGATATCATTCGTGACTATACGCCAGAAGAGTATAGCTATGACCCACAAGAGGGTGACCGTAGAGCTAAACAAGCTGACTACGATATGGTTTCAGTTATTCCAGTATCAGACCCTAACGCTGCAACAATGGCGCAAAAAGTTGTGCAATATCAAGCTGTACTGCAGTTAGCACAATCAGCCCCGCAACTATACGATTTACCAGTCTTGCATCGTCAAATGCTAGATGTATTAGGGATTAAAAATTATCAAAAGCTTATCCCAATGGATGATGACTTGAGACCTCGTGACCCAATTACTGAGAATCAAGATATTCTTAAGAGTAAACCTACTAAAGCGTTTTACCATCAAGACCATCAAGCTCACGTAGCCGTACATATGTCGATGTTACAAGACCCGCAAGTACAGCAAATCGTTAGTCAGAATCCACAACTTGCACAACAACTACAAGCTGCAATGTCTGCGCACGTAATGGAGCATTTAGGATTTGAATACCGTAAACAGATTGAGCAACGTATGGGTATGGAGTTGCCGAACTATAAAGATGCAGAAGATAATGACATAATGATTCCAGAACAAATGGAAGCTCAGATTGCACAGATGGCAGCTCAAGCGTCTCAGCAGTTATTACAACAAAATCAACAGCAACAACAGCAACAGCAAAACGAACAAACTGCGCAAGACCCGATTGTTCAGTTACAGCAGCAAGAATTACAGCTTAAAGCTCAAGATTTGCAACGTAAAGTGGAAAAAGACCAGATGGATGCGCAGCTTAAACATGAGCAAATCCAAGTTGAACGTGAAAGAATCGCTGCAGACCAAGAGAAATCTGGGGCTCAAATGGCTCTAAAAGTACGTGAAACATCAGAAAAATATGATAATGCTAATGAAAATGAAGGCGCACGAATGGGTATGGAACTCCATAAACATCGAAGCACTTTAGAACAACAACGTAGACTTGAAGAAATGCGCCAAAGTGTGCAACAACGCCTAGCAGAGTCATCTGCACAACAAAAACCAAAACCACAGAAAGGTGAGTAATGGACAGTAATTTAGAATTTCTTTTACGTGAATACAAAGACCGAATGGAGATGCTTTCCGAAGCATTGATAAGAGGAAATTGTCCAACAATAGAGGAATACAGATACATATGCGGACAGTTGCGAGGTCTTGAGGCCGCATGTGGAATTATTATAGACCTTAAAAATAGACTGGAGAACTCGGATGAGTGAAATAAACTTAGCTCAAACAATTGACCTTACGGGGTTAGTTACAAAAGCTAGACAAGATGCAGCAATAGAACTAGAAGAAGGGGATAAAGAAAAAGCAGCGCAACTACCAAGACCTTCTGGATATCATATTCTTTGTGCAATCCCTGAAAAGGAAAAAGAGTACGATAACGGATTACTCAAGGCGGATGAAACAATGCGCATGGAAGAAACCATGACTACAGTATTATTTGTAGTTGCTATCGGCCCTGACTGTTATAAAGATGAAAAACGTTTTCCTAGCGGTCCGTGGTGTAAAGAAGGTGATTTTGTTTTAGTACGCCCGCACTCAGGAAGTCGATTAGTAATCCATGGTCGCGAATTCCGTTTAATCAATGATGATACTGTTGAGGCTGTAGTTGATGAGCCACGCGGTATTATTCGCAAATAAAGGAAACAAAAATGGCTACTCCAAGATTTAATGATGATTATGAATTTCCAGATGAAGTTGAAGACAAACTGGATATTGAAATAGAAGGCGACGAGATTGAGATTGAAGTTGTCGACGATACACCAGAAGATGACCGCAATGCAGAACCACTAACAGCTGATATTGTGGATGATTTAGAAGAAGCAGACGAAAAAGCTGAGTATTCTAAAAACGTTAAAACCAAGTTTAAACAATATAAAAAAGCTTGGCATGACGAACGCCGTGAAAAAGAAGCCGCGTTGCGAGAGCAACAAGAGGCACTTACTATGGCGCAGAAAATCCTTGATGAAAATAAACGATTAAAAAATATATTGCAATCAGGTGAAAAAGAATTAATTAACACGTATCAAACATCTGCTGAGTTAGAGCTGGATAAAGCTAAACGTAATTATAAAGAAGCTTATGATACTGGGGATTCTGATAAGTTATTAGAAGCTCAGGAAGAAATGCTAACCGCGTCATTTAAATACGATAAAGCAAAAAATTTCCAACCTACTGTACATTTTGATGAAAATGATGTACAAATACAACATCCGCAGGTGGCGCAGCCGCAAATGGACCCGAAAGTTGCCGAATGGGTAACTGAAAATCCATGGTTTGTTGACCCTGAAAAAGATTATATGGCTTCGTATGCAAAACGAGTACATAACCAGCTAGCCACCAAATATGGTCAAGCTTATGTAGGAACGGATGCATATTTTAAGACTATTAACAAAGAAGTACAACGCAAATTCGCTGATGAATTTGACGACACTGAATCAAACGATGGACCAAAAGGCCCACGTACACAAAAACTTAGTACGGTTGTTGCTCCAGCTAGACGGAGTACAGCATCTAAGAAAGTAGTTTTAACTAGAACACAAGTGGCATTGGCTAAGAAATTCAATCTTACCCCTGAACAATATGCACGTGAATTAACTAAATTGGAGGCTTAAAATGGCTGAAACAACAAGAACACCCCGTGAAATTCAAACTCGTGCAGTGACGGAACGCCCAAAACAGTGGCAACAACCAGAGTTATTGCCAGAACCCGATAAACAAGAAGGTTATGCTTATCGCTGGATTCGTGTTTCAACTTTAAACAGTGCTGACCCACGTAACTTATCTGCAAAATTGAGAGAAGGTTGGGAAGCAGTAAAGAGTGAAGAACAACCACAACTAGCAATGTTAGCTGACCCTAATAGTCGCTTTAAAGATAACATTGAAGTTGGTGGGTTATTACTATGTAAGACTCCAAAAGAATTTGTAGAACAACGGAATGCACATTTCGACAATCTATCAAAATCCCAAACCGAGTCTGTAGACAATAACATCATGCGTCAAAGCGATGCCCGTATGCCTATGTTCTCTGAGCGTAAGTCTACAACTAGCTTTGGCAAAGGTAATTAATTTAATTAAGGAGTATTTTTA